GATTGAGCTAACCCGCATAGGAATGTTTGATGAGGATATGTGCCGGAAAGTAATCTCATTGTCAAACATAATTCTTAAATACATCAAGAGCAATGGCTAAACAAATCACATACGGCAAATTCCTACTCATAGAATGTACCGCCGGAGAGCTGATGAACGCAGTCGGCTCCGACATCTGCATCTGTGATTGGTGTGGCAAACCATTCTTGCCATCTGATAAGGGTGTTTATATAGCAGTTCTCAATCATTGGTATTGCTGGAGTTGCTTTTTGGAATGGTATGCAGACGCCGAGTGGTATTCCGAAGATGTAGATTGCGAGCGTAGGAACTTTGAGTTCTATGCACCTCGTTTTGGAATCAAATGTCAGTAAATGTTAAGGCGTAAAAATGGCGTTCAATCAGTTTGTGTAACTCGTTGATTATGACTAACTTTACTGTATATCAGAACCAAAGATATAACAAGTCAAACTAATAAACTTACCTCCTATGGCTAAGGAAAAAACAAAACAAGAAGAGCAGGTTGAAGAGCAAAATGAAGCTCTGGCAGTTCTCAAAACCAACCTCCGCTTCTACAATCAAGGGCGCACAGTGCCAGACAATGCCCTAAAACCAATTAAGGCCGGTCGACTCAAAGGAATGAGCGACATAAACCCGATGTGGCGAATGAAACGGCTCACCGAAATATTCGGCCCGGTCGGTTTCGGGTGGAAATACACCATTGACCGCCAGTGGGTCGAGGCTTACGGACAAGAAGCCAAGGTATTCTGCAATATCTCGTTATTCGTCCGTGACCCCGAAACAAAAGAATGGAGTGACGCTATTCCCGGTGTCGGTGGCTCGGCTGTGGTCACTGTTGAGAGTAAAGGGCCATACATTAATGATGAGGCGTACAAGATGGCTCTTACAGACGCTCTATCAATCGCCATGAAACCGCTCGGTATAGGTGCTGACATCTGGTATGGGGAAAAAGCCACCGGCCACAACGAAAGCAAATATGAGCAGTACACAAGGACTGAAAACGGCCAATACTCGCAACAAAATGGCGGGACTTCGGCAGTCGCGTTTACCGGCGCGCAACTCCAACAGGCTCTCTCAGAATTGAACGCAGTAACCTCCGAGCAGGCTTTTCAGGAGCTATGGGGCAAATGGGCCAAAGAGGCTCCGGCACTCTGCATGAACGGTACCGAGTTCTATAATGCAGCCTGCACTAAAATTCAGCAAATTAAAAACCCCGGTGCAAAATGATACCGTTCAAGCAATCCCCTGTAATCTTTGACGAGGGAGCACACCGCTACCGACTCGGAGAGAAAAGGTTGCTCGGCATTACGGGTCTTATACATTCAATCCTCGGATTGGGTGTATATCCCGAGGCCGACCCTTATGTGAAAGACTTCCTCATTCCAAAAGCCGGAAGCCGTGGCACCGCAATTCATCACGCAATTCAGACCTACGACCAGTTGGGAGTACGGCAAACAATCCAGACTGTCAACACCCGACAAGGCGACCATTACGAAGTGATGGAGTGGGATGTGAGCCGTGAACTTGACAACTACATCAGGCACCTCAACGGTTTTATTCCACTCGCAAACGAGCTGACAGTATCTGACAATGACAAATATGCCTCGCAGATAGATAACGTCTGGCAGAGGGTCAGCACTAACGGGATATGGCTCGTTGACACCAAAAGCAACAACCTCGACCGCTATCCTCTATGCGGTTATTTCAACCCTGCATATTTCAACAATCGGGAAGATGCCTTAAAAGAGTATCTGTCGTGGCAACTGTCGGTATATGCCGAGTTGTTTGAGGCCGAGAATCCCGGCATCAAGGTCGAGGGATTGGCCTGTAACTGGCTCCGTCAGGATAGAGCTGCGTTTTGGGTTATCCAGCGTAAACCCTCGGAACTCGTAAGAGAACTGCTGTCCACAGAGTATATATTCATAGACGGCAATCCTGTCTATTTACATCATGATCCATCTGTGTTCGGCATAACCCCCAATCTGCCGGCCACTAATAATGAAATATTACCTGTCGTACCGCAGAATGTCATCTCATATATTGCCGGCCTCCTGGCATTGGAAAAAGACACCAAGGCCAAACTCGAAGATGCGAAAACCGCTCTCCGCATGGCAATGGAACAACATGGCATAAAGTCGTGGGACAGCGGACAATTTAAGGCCACTATCGCAGCCGACAGCACCAGAGCCACATTTGACTCTGCAAGGTTAAAAAAAGACCATCCTGACCTATACGAACAGTATATCATCAACAAGCCCACAAAGGGCGGGTTTACCCTCAAATAAAAAAAGTAATGATTAAATTTACCGCAACCGCCCTCATTCACTTCATCTCGCCGGTGATTGATATTCCGTCAAGGAATGGCGGTCAAAGTTTCCAAAAGCGAGAACTCATACTCGATGACTCATGGACTAAGGACGGCAACACCTATACTAATTTCGTCCTCATCGAGTTCTCCGGCGATAAAATTTCGCAACTTGACAATTTCGTTCCCGGCCAACGGGTGACAGTCGAGGCTTTCATCAACGGACGAGAGTACCAAGGGCGATATTTCAACACCATAAAGGGTATGGCTATTGCTCCATATCAGGCACAGCAGACAACACAACCTACGGGGCAACCCTCGGCTTCTGCCCCCTCTCCATTTCCCGGCACTCCTCAACAGCAGTATGCACCTGCACCAGGCTATGCACCTCAACCTGCATATCCGCCACAGGCCGGTTATCCACACCCTCCACAGCCATCCTACCCCAATCAAGGAGGGTATGCCAACAGCTATCCTCAGCCAGCCCCGGCACCGATGCCCGAACCGCAGCCAAGTGGTAATCTCGGTCCCGAAGGTCTGCCGTTCCGCTGATGGCAGAGGCGATACTCACCAAACGTGACGGAGTGGTGAGCATGGATAAATCATTTGAGTACCTATGCTCACTGCTCCGAAACGGAGTTTACACGGTAAGGATAGTCAGAAAGACAGAGCCTCGCACCATCTCCCAAAACTCGCTGATGTGGATGTGGTACAAATGTATGGAGGAAGCAACGGGCACTCCGAAAGAGGACTTCCATGACTATTACAAGGCAAAGTTCCTGAGCCGTGACGTAGCTGTAGGAAACAGATGGGTAAGGGTGTTCGGCAGCACTACCGACCTCAACACCCTGCAAATGACAAACTATCTGGAAAAGGTCAAGGCCGATGCCGCCTCGGAGTTCGGAATCACATTGCCACTCCCGGCAGACAGGCATTATCAGTCATTCGTTGACGAATATAAGGTAAGGTAACAATCGGGTGGCCCAAACGGGCCATCCGATATTTTTTCACACTAAATTTCTAACAATGAGCATTAAGATTAAAAAAGCCAAACTGACAAAAGGTAGTACCGTTGAGGCCACCTACATCGACGAGGACGGCAACGAGATTACCATAAAAGGCAAGAATACCGTCCATGTGGATCTCAAAACTCGCCTTGCCGAGCTTATCCCTTATTTCGCCGAGCTGACTGAACAGAAGGAGGCGGAGCGCTATGACTGGGAAGATGCCAACTCTCAGGACAACATCGACCTCATGCGCCGTCTTGATGTATCGGGCGTATCTCTCAGCGGTGATAACAACTGCCCGATAGCGACCTTGACAGGTCGGCGCACCCTTATGACTTCAAAGGTGCTTAACCTCAACACTCCTCCCACGGATCTTGACGCGGTTGACAGCGGATGGGCCAGGGCAGACGACTTCCGTTTTGCCATCGATGCGTTCTTCTACGAAGTCGAGCAGTACATCCTTGAACGCAAATGGGCAGTCAAGCAGACCGAGTTGGATTTCGACAATGAAGAAGATCCGTTTGCGAATGCCGGAATAACGGCCGAGGTGGAAACAATCACCGACATTCCGAAAGACTCTGCCGAACAAGTAGCATAACCTATGAAACCTATATACGTTACCGAAACTCCCGGCACGTTCAGGCTCTCTTTTGAATACAATCCTGCATTGATAGACCTTGTAAAGAGAATACCGACCCGACAATGGGACGGTTCGGAACGGGAATGGGTTATCAAAAAAGAGAGTCCTCAGTTTCCGCCGGGATATGATTCTCGGTGGTATGTAGAGCAGTTCGCGGCATGGGCCGTGGCAAAGCGATTTTGCACCCACGTTGCAAGGCGTAGCGAAACCCACGACTTGACGTATGAAATCCCTCCAATGAAGGAGTTTGTCGGAGACCATTACATTCTTCCGCCGTACACTCCTTATTCATACCAGTTGGAGGGTGTTCGCTACGCTCTCGACAGCAAACGTTGTATTTTTGGCGACCAACCCGGTCTCGGCAAGACACTTCAGGCCATTTGTGCCATAGTCAAGGCTCATAAGGAGGCTATGACGTACGGTGAAACATTCCCGGTGCTTGTTATATGTCCGGCAGCACTCAAAGTGAACTGGCAACGTGAATTCAAGAAGTTCGCCGGTATCAATGCTGTAATACTCGATGATTCCAACCGTGCGAGCTGGGATAGGTTCTGGGAATTGAAAAGGCCGGACGGCGAGGCAATATGCCCGGTGTTCATTACCAACTATGAGAGCCTTAAAAAGTTCTTTGTGGTAAGGGTTAAGAACTCCACTCGCTTCACTCTTGCATCAATAGAGTTTGATGAACGTGTCCGGCTTTTCAAATCGGTAATCATAGACGAGAGCCATAAATGCAAATCATCTAAAACCCAGCAGTCGAAATTTGTCGAGGGTATCTGCCGGGGTAAAAAATGGATATTCGCCCTGACCGGCACCCCGGTAGTCAACAACAACACCGACCTTATCCAACAGCTGAAGATACTCGGACGAATTGACGATTTCGGAGGCTACAAGCACTTTGTCGCTCGGTTCTGTGACGGCCCCAAACAGTCCTCCAACATGAAAGAGCTGCACTACCTTCTGTGGTGTTGTTGCTTTTTCCGCAGAGAGAAACAGAAGGTGCTTACCCAGTTGCCCGACAAGATGCGCCAGTATATCACTTGCGAGATTACCAACCGCAAGGAGTATCAGGATGCGGAAAATAATTTCCTCAAATACCTGCGTCAATACAAAAATGCTGATGATGACAAAATATCCCGTGCAATGAGAGGCGAGGTTATGGTGCGTATGGGTATTCTCAAAGAGATAGCCGCCCGTGGTAAGGTAAAAGCTGTGTCAGACTTTATCCATGACGTGATAGACGGTGGAGAAAAGCTCGTGCTGTTCGCGTATCTGAAAGAAGTAGTGGCCGCGCTTAAAGCCGAGTTCCCGGATGCCGTGACAGTAACGGGGTCTGACAACACCACTCAAAAGCAGACCGCCGTAGATAAATTCCAGAACGACCCCGACTGCAAGCTCATTATCCTCAACTACCGCTCCGGCGGTACAGGTCTGACCCTTACGGCATCGAGCCGAGTAGGGTTTATCGAATTCCCCTGGACGTATAGCGATTGTGAGCAGGCAGAGGACAGATGCCACCGTAACGGTCAGAAGAATGCCGTCAACTGCTACTATTTTCTCGGAGATAAGACCATTGACGAGTATATGTACAAAGTCATTCAGACCAAGAAAGACATCGCTAACGAGGTTACGGGTACCACCACGCAGATAGACGAGGATATTGTGAACAACGTTATGAACCTGTTCAGTACCCGACTATGAAAAAGCATTTCAAGTGGCTGGTGAGGAATGGCCGAGTATTGCTATTACACCACACTGTCGGCCTCTTTGGTGAGCAGTGGGAGTGCTTTGGCAATTTTGATGACAAGGACTGTAACGTGGCCAGTAGCAAGCAAATAATCAAACTACTTAACCAGTGTGCCCAGCATACGGAAAACTATAACGAACATGACTGAGGAAGAAATACTCGAATTGGAGCAGACATACTCGGAGTCCAAGATTCAGCATATTTGCGTGAATTGGTTTCGGCGAACATTCCCCAAAGTGGCGAATCTACTCTTTGCGGTACCCAATGGCGGATGGCGCGGCGCCAGAGCCGGTGCCCAGATGGTGTATGAGGGGCAGGTCAAAGGTGTTGCCGACCTCATACTCTTGTTTCCCAAAGGGGGTAAATCTTCACTCTGCATCGAGATGAAAGTACCCAAGCGCAAAGGAAGCCGGGCCGGTAAACAGTCCGATGAACAAATCGAATGGCAGAGTCTTGTTGAGGAACATGGCAGTACCTATGTAGTGTGTCATGGATTAGTGGAATTTGTTAAGGCTGTCTGTCTATATCTTCAAACCAATCCCCAGCCATATATTAACAAGGCCCTCAATCTATATCCAACCTACCAATGACCTACATAGAGCTGCTTAATTCTTTTTGGGATTCTACGAGGTTCAATCCATGCTCAAGCAATGAGGCCACGATGTACTTCTACCTGCTACATCAGTGCAACATTCGGCGCTGGATTAACCCATTTGAATTTAAAACGCGGGATTTGGAGCTTATGCTTGGATTCACGCGTGCCACTATATCGGCAATTAGAAATAAGCTCAAGCAACGTGGTCTGATAGAGTTCGGAAAAGGGGTTGGAAGCGGAAAGGCGGTGTATCTGATTTGTGGCGCCAAAATTACAGACAAAGAGTTAGCTAAAAAAATTTGTGTTCAATCAGTAAACACAAAATTGAACACAATGCTAAACACAACGCTAAACACAAATCTAAACACAACTGAAAATTCCACCTTATATATAGAAGAAAAAAGAAATAAGACTAAAGATAATCCCCCTAATCCCCAAAGGGGGACAAGAGCGAGAGAGTCGGTCGAGGATAGTCTTTTTTCAGAAAAAGAATTTGAGAAATCGAGGTCAAGAGGTGTGAAAGCCGCCCGGCTTGTTGAGTTTTCGCCCCCGACACCAGATGAGGTCAGGTCTTACTTTCTCCGGCGGCAAGCAGATGTTCGTCTTTCTGATTGGGAGATTGAGTCTGATTCATTTTTCAGTTACTACGACTCGCAAGGCTGGGTAAAAAGCAATGGCCGGAAAGTTATGAATTGGGAAAGCCTTGCCAACGACTGGATATTGCGAAAAGAAAAAGAATTGAAACATCCCAAACAACATGAGCCAATCATTACCACTCAGCGACATACTCCCGAAGATACCCTTGCAGATGAACAGTTCAAACTTGCCCAGCGTATCCAATGGCGGCGCAGTCGCTCAACTTTCTCCGGCGGCGAGGAACCTCCTGGCGGTCTACCGAAATGAAGATACTTTCCTCTCATATTTCAACCCCGGCCGGCAGGTGGTACTGACGAAAGACCTTGTAAACACATTCAGGGGAAATGCTCCGAGCCTCGGACTTGTTGCAACCACATTCGGAGATGATGCCCGCGACAACTGGCTTGACATACAGATAACCGAGCTTGCCGCTTTTTCCGGCTGTAAGGACAAACTGACCGACCATCAGATACAGTCGCTTATAGACATTGTGGCTGAGGAGTACCATTATTTGAAAGTTACCGAGATAATGTACTTCTTTCGCAAGTTCAAGGCCGGAGAGTATGGCAAATTCTATGGCGCCGTGGATCCGCTCACCATCACTTGCGCGTTGAAAGAGTTTTGTGATGACCGACGGGCAATATTGAGCCGTCTGCATAAAGAGGAAAATGACCGGCGACGGCGTAATGATCCGGAATATATCCGATGGTTGCGTCAGTATAGTGCCTATGAGCGCATGGCGAGCTTCTATTCTGTCAACTTCCGCTCAAAAGACTTTACACTTGATGATTTTAGAGAGGTGTGGTGGCTGTTTAATCTCGGTTACGAAAGAAAGAATCATGGATACATCGAACCATAATGGAATCACAATAATCTGGCATACAAGAGATACAGAATCCATAAGGCTGATTAGGGAACGGTTCAAACTCCCCACTTATACAACAGTCAACGGATGGACGCCCTGCGAGATAGCGCCGGAGGATATGCCAATGTTCGAGGAAACCGCACGCAGGGGGTATTTCTCAATATTGCACAGGCCGTGGAAGCGTATCGGTGATAACTATTCATGGCTGTAAAATGGCGTAAAAATGGTGGTCAATCTGTTTGCAACTCTTGAAAATTATGCCTAACTTTACAGTATAACAAACTACAAGTCAAACCAATAAACTATCAAAATGAACTTTCGATCAATCCCATTGGACACGGTGAAACCATCACCGATGAATCCAAGAAAGACATTCGATGAAGAGGCAGTCAGGGAACTTGCCGCCAATATCGAAAAGCAAGGGCTTATACAGCCAATAACAGTGCGGACAAATCCTCATGCCGAGGGCTTTGAAATCGTATGTGGTGAGCGCCGTTATCGCGCTTTCTGTCTGCTCAAAGTCCGGGAAGATGAAATCAATGTTGCACAGACAGCGGCTCATCGCAAAAAGTATGACCGATTCCAGTCCATTCCGGCTATAATACGAGAGATGACCGATGAGGAAGCTCTTGAGACCATGATAACCGAGAACCTCCAACGTCAGGATGTTGACCCGATGGAAGAGGCATTTGCTTTTGGTCAGCTCATCAAGAACGGCAGGACTGTCGAGGAGGTTGCACTCAAATTCGGCAAGAGCATTCGCTTTATCCAAGACCGATGCAAACTCAACTCTCTCATTCCCGAATTGATGGTTGCTGTCAAGGAGGAAAAAATGAGCATCGCGGCAGCCATGATAATCTGCAAACTCGATGAGGACGGACAGCGCAAATATGCAAATTCCTATTCGGCCAACATAAACGGCTACTCCAAATCGTCTGCGGAAAGTTTCATCAACTCCCTGTTCATGTCGATACAAAAATCTCCGTGGTACCAGAGCGACAATCAGGCAGACGAGGACTTTGATGGAGGCTGTGGCCGGAAATGTTCCGAATGTACATTCAACACGGCCAATCATGGCTGTCTGTTCTGGGAAATGAAAAGTCAGGATGCCGGCCGATGCACCAACCGCGATAATTTCACATGCAAACAGGCAGAATACATCATCCGCTCTGTTGAAGAATATGCCGACCGACTCGTGAAAGCGGGCAATCCTTTGGAGAGCGGCAAGATGGTAATAATACACCAGGAGACTTATTGCAGCGAGCCGACCAAACAGCTCAAAAAAGAAGTGTTCAAACGCCTTAAGGCCCTCGGGTATGAAGTCCTCAAATATGATGATGTGTTTCAGAACAAGGTCTACTACGAGGATGATGACCCACGGGTTGAAACCATGCTCAAAAAAGGAGAATGCTATCCATGCCTCTCGCTGTTCAACTATGACAGTGTAAAAGTGGAGGTTGAGTATCACCGCATCAAAACCACCAAGCAGGCTACCGCCGACGGGGCCTCAGGAATTTCTGCAACCTCTATCGATGCTATGAAGCTTGTTGAAAAATACAAGCGAGGTCAGGAAATCATGAAAGAGAAAATCGGAGAGCGTATGCGCAAGTTCTGTGATACAGACCAGATAAAAGCCTATGCCGCCGACGGCTCCAATCCTCTTTCATCCGATGAGGAAATAGCCATGTTGGCTATAATACTCGCCAGAATGACAGACTGGAGATGTGAGGAACGAAACGAGTTCTACAACATTCTTGACGGTAATAAGATGTCATACCTCCGCGACACCCCCGGAATCCGCAACATCATCATCCGTCAGGCGCTCCGCGAATATATGAAAACCAATATCGACGGCCTTGCTGATTGGCTCCACTTTACAATACTATCTCAATGGGACAAGAACGAGTGTCAGCTTATGCGTGATCAAGAAGAGGAAACAGCAAGGGTCAAACTTGAAAAAATCGCCGGGAAACTGAAAGACCTCGGGTATAAGACCGATGGCACACTAATCAAATAATCTCAATTCCAACACATCATCAATAAATGGCGGCATGGCTCTATGAGTCGTGCCGCTGTCAATCATACCCTTATGGATGAATATCTGAAATTTTTGGAAACAAAAAAGACAGCGGTGATACAGAGTGGTTTTGAGGTTGCGGACAACGACCTTTCGCCGTTCCTTTTCGACTTTCAGAAGTATTGCGTTCGCCGGATGCTCAAACTTGGCAAAGGAGGCATTTTCGCCGGTTGTGGTCAAGGCAAGACCTTAATGCAACTTGAATGGGCCAAACGTGTATCTGAGTATGAGAAGCGCCCCGTACTTATTCTGGCTCCATTGTCGGTAAGCAAGCAAACCATAGCCGAGGGTGCAAAATTTGGCTATCATATAGTCAGACATGCCGATATGACAGAGAGTGATTCACTCGTAATCATCAACTATGAGCAGATAGATCATGTCAATGAGTCTCAATTTGTCGGTGTGGTACTTGATGAATCTTCCATACTGAAGAACTTTACAGGTCGTTACCGCCGTGAGCTGACGGATAAATTCAAACATACCCTCTATAAACTGTGTTGCTCGGCCACTCCATCACCCAATGACCTCAACGAAATCGGAAATCACGCAGAATTTCTCAACGTCCTTGACGCGCAGGATATGCGCTCTAAGTGGTTCGTGCGCGAGGACGGCATGAATAACTATCGGCTCAAAGGACATGCTAAGGCAGACTTCTATGGCTGGATAGCATCATGGGCCATAGTTTTTGAAAATCCGGCTGACATTGGATTTGTCGAAACCGGGAAGAAATTCGTATTACCGTCGCTTCACTACCACGAGCACCAAGTAGAGACGGATCCCCAGCCGGGAATGCTGTTTGCCCAAGGCATCGTCAATGCAACGAATTTCAATGCAGAACTCCGTAAAACTAAAAAGCAACGTCTGGAACTCGCTGCAAAACTCGCACGAGAAACGGAGGGGCAAGTGCTGATATGGATTAAGCAGAACGAGGAGGGAGAAATCTTACGCTCTTTATTGCCGGATGCCGTAGAAGTCAGAGGCAATGACAAGGATACCGACAAAGAGCGCCGTTTGCTTAATTTCGCGGCCGGCAAAATCAGAATCCTCATATCGAAAGCGAAGATATGCGGATACGGCATGAACTTTCAGAGCTGCGGCACACAAATCTTCGCGGCGCCGGACTTCTCCTTTGAGGACTTTTATCAGCAGGTACGCCGTTCATATCGCTTTGGGCGCAATGGCGATGTCAACATCCACCTCATAATAACCGACACAATGCAGAACACAAGGACAGTCATCGAAGAAAAACAGCGTAAGTTTGAAGAAATGCAGCGCGAGATAAACCGTAACGTGAACGAACACAATTACGGGCTTCTCAACGACTATACCTATGAGGAATATCGAGATGACAAGGTTTTCCTTATGAAAGGTGATACCACAATCGAAATAGCGAGAATCCCGGACGACAGCGTTGACCTCATAATCTTCTCGCCTCCATTCAGTTCGTTGTTCACCTACTCGAACTATATTCACGACATGGGGAACAACGAAGATCATGAAAGTTTTTTCAAACAATACGCCTTCCTGCTGAAAGAACTCTACCGAATACTCAGACCGGGCCGTTTGATGTGCGTACACACAAAAGACCTCGGCGTATATAAAAACTCTTCCGGTTATACGGGTATGTACGACTTCACCGGCGAACATACACGCGCCGTTCTCGCCGAGGGGTTCAAGCTGCACTCAAAGATAACGATATGGTGTGACCCTGTATTGGAGATGCAGCGCACGAAGACACAGCGGTTGCTCTACAAGCAGGTAACATCAGACAGCTCGAAAACCGGAATCGGGATGGCCGAATACATAACCATTTTCAAAAAGTGGGAAGGCAACGAGGCCGACTGGATGCCTGTTCAAAATCTAAACCGGGAAAACTTTCCACTTGAAACATGGCAGAAGTGGGCGTCCCCGGTATGGATGGATATTAAACGAACCGACGTTCTTAACGGCAAGGAGGGAACGGCGCAGGGCGATGAGAAGCACATCTGTCCCCTGCAACTCGAAGTAATAAACCGGCTTATTCATCTTTGGAGCAATGAGGGAGAGGTTGTCTTTACTCCGTTCCTTGGCATCGGATCTGAAATCTATATGGCCGTCAAGAACAATCGGTGTGGCATCGGTTGCGAACTCAAAGACAGCTATTTTGCGACCGCAGTCCAGAACATCAAGAAAGCCGAAAGGGAAATCTTAGTCCCGTCATTATTTGACTAACAAATTCAAAATCGACATGAAAAAATCAGGTCAAAAAGGAGCCGCGCTGATGGTGCTGCTCTTCATCGTATTTCTCGTGTTGAAACTCACGAAAGTTCTCACATGGTCATGGTGGTGGATTACATCGCCGCTATGGATTCCAGTAGCACTCGGCCTTATTACTCTGGTATTCGTGATGGGTGCTGTGATAAAAGCTGTGCGGAACAACAATAAAATCGCTCATTAAACCTATGGTGCCAAATAATAAATCTCCTCCCAATACTCATTGAGCAGGCTACGGGCCTTAAACCAGTCATTCACTAACCCCAATCTTTACCAATGGCCATACCTCTGAAAAAATTTGCAGTCCAATGCGAAGAGGTAGCGATTGCCAATGGCAAGATTACTCCGCTGTCCTCTCCTACAACCACATTGTACGACATCTCCCGGTGCTGGAGAGAGTTGTGCGATGCTACTTCATTCAGGAGTGTCAACCTTGAAGGATGGAACGAGAAAGAGGAGGGAACGGCCGATGTGATAATTGCCGCCTTGACCTATCTTCAGCGCATTGGTTGCAAGGATATAGAAAAGCTGCTCCGGGACGCTCTGGAGCAAAAGCGCCGGCAAGCATTGTAGGTTTTGTCTATGACTATTCGTGATGACGTTTTGTGATGAAGAAAGTAATAGCAATGACAGAAATAACAATTTTAGCAATAAGTCTCTTGGATTTCAACAAGGGGCAACTCAAAGGACTCCCGAAGAATCCCCGGTTCTTTCTGGATTAT